AGAAGAAGTTAAAGACCACTTTGGTTTGAATTTTATTAATAATGAAGACGAGGATAAATAATGGAAAATATTGTTGATTATATAATAGGACTTGGTGTCCTAGGTATCGTTATTGGTATAGTTTATCAAGGTATTAAACAAGCAGATAATATCGTTGGTGAACCACCAGTAGTAGAAAAGAAACCAGTGAAACTTTCTAAAGCAAGACTTAATGCACTTACCAAAGTTCAACTTGAAGAAAAAGGTAAAGAGTTAGGTATTGAAGTAGATAAAAAACTTTTAAAATCTAAAGTAGTAAATCAAGTATACGAAGCACAATAATGTCTGTTCCACAATACAAAGTAGTCGTCAATGCAAAAGATGGTGAAAATGGAATCGAAATTGTAGGTGGTAAGTTTGATGGAGTCATATATACTTATGGTGAAGTTCAATTTACTGAGGTAAAAGAAAACGAACCACCAACTATAAATTTTACTAGGGCAGTTAGAAAATGTCCAGATGATTTAAAAGAAACAATATCAACTGATAAGGAATTCAATCAAATTATGGGTGACATCCTTATTGAACTATTACAAGAACAAGGTGATAAAGCCGTGGAGTTGCTCAAAGATGAATATCAAGAATCCAAGTAAACTTAAAGAAGAAATTATCAGAGACGAAGGTGTCGTCTATGAAATCTACAAAGACCACCTAGGGTATCCTACCTTTGGTATTGGACACCTAGTAAAAGAAGGTGACCCAGAAAATGGTCAACCAGTGGGAACACCAGTTTCCCAAGAGAGAGTGGATGAAGTATGGGAACATGACTATGCAGAACATGTAGAGGAGTGTGGAAAACTTTATCCAGATTTAGAATCTTATCCAGACGAGGTACAAAGAGTTTTAGTTAACATGACCTTTAACATGGGTATGACAAGACTATCTAAATTCAAAAACTTCAAAGCTGCAATTGAAAGAAATGATTGGAAACAAGCTGCAGTAGAAGGAAGAGATTCTAGATGGTACAACCAAGTCACTAATCGTGCAGAACGATTGATGACAATGTTAGAGGAAGTATGAATATAAAATATTTGAAATTAGTGACAGGTGAAGAACTCGTATCAGAGTTTATAGAAAACTCAAAATATGATACAGAGGTTAAACTAAAGAAACCTTTAGGTATACTCATGTCTCAAACTGATAAAGGATTTAACATACAGTTAGTCCCTTATGGTGCAATGGCAGCTAATGAGGAAATTATGGTCAACTATAAAAACATAGTTTTTACAGCAGAACCAGAAACAAAACTTCGTAATCAATACGAATCAATAACAGGTGGAGTAATTACACCACCAGAACCAAAAATAGTTACATAATGAAAGACCCAATAGTACAAGCATTATATCAAAAGTATAAAGGACATATTGCAGAGGCAAAAGCAAATGTAGATATCTATTTACATAACCCAGCTGGTATCGGAGAACATCCAGATGTTATCGATGCAATTCATTCTCAAATACAAAAAATATCTGAGGCTGAAGACAATATCAATACATTGAAAAAACATTTCAATGACCACAACTCAATTCAGATTGACGAAAACTAAAACTAGTAGTATACTAGATATATGCACTTTTACACAAATGTTTATCAACATAGAAACCTAATCCTTGTTCGTGAGTTCAAGGATGGGGAGTATATTCAAAAACAAGTACAATACAAACCTACTTTTTATGTTCCAACAAATAAAGATTCTTCGTTCAGAAGTATCACAGGTAAAAACCTAGAACCCAAAAAATTTACTTCCATTGCACAAGCAAGACAGTTTCGTGAGAAATGGAAAGATGTAGAAGGGTTTGATATTCATGGAATAGAAAGACATCCTTACGCTTATATTGCAGAGTATTTCCCGCAAGAAATTGAATGGATGATGAGACACATTCGTATTATGAATCTTGATATTGAGTGTGAGTGTGAAGATGGATTTCCAGAACCAACAGAAGCTGCAGAAGAAATCAATGCAATTACATATAAGTTTTTTGGACAAGATACCAAGTATGTGTTCGGAACACAAGCATGGGAACACAATGACCCAACGATTAAATACTTTCATTGTCGAAATGAAAAACAACTTCTTAAAACTTTCCTAGAAGAATACAAAAAGAATTATCCAGACATTATAACTGGTTGGAATGTTGACCAGTTTGATATCACTTATCTTTATAATAGAATCAACAAGTTATTTGGTTCTACAATTGCAGACCAACTATCTCCATGGAATATAACTACAGTTCGTGAGTGGGATACATTCAATAAGAAACAACAAGCATATACACTAACAGGTATTGAAGTTGTAGATTACTTACAACTTTATCAAAAGTTTACTTTTAAAAGACGAGATAGTTATAAACTAGAAAACATTTGTCAGATAGAACTTGGTAAAGGTAAAATCAATTACGAAGAGTTTGGTGCAATGCATCTATTCTATAAAAAAGATTATCAAAAGTTTCTTGAGTATAATGTTCGTGATGTTACTTTGGTAGAGGAACTCGAAGATAAACTAGGATTAATGGGATTACTACTTGCAATGTCATATTCTGCAAAGTGTAATTATCTTGATGCATTCAGACAAGTAAGATACTGGGATATTTTAATCTTCAATCGTTTAAGACAACAGAACATTATTGTTCCACCATCTAGAACTGGACAACCCAAAAAACAAAAGTTCATGGGTGCATATGTTAAAGAACCTCAAGTAGGAATGCATGAGTGGGTAGTATCTTTTGACTTAAATAGTCTATATCCACATTTAATTATGCAATACAACATCAGCCCAGAAACTGCTGTAGAATCTTCTGATATAAGTTTATCAGTTGATAAAATGTTAGACAAAGAACTGGACATACAAAGTCATTATGCAACCACACCAAATGGTGCAAGATTTAGTAAAAGAAAACAAGGATTTCTTCCAGAGATTCTAGAAAACTTATATGATGAAAGGGTGTTGTGGAAGAATAAGATGATTGAACACCAGAAAGAGTTTGAGTCTACAGATGACCCTAAACTAAAACAAGAATTGAACAGAAAGATTGCAATTGCATATAACAACCAAATGGTTCGTAAGATTTCTTTGAACAGTGCCTATGGTGCAATTGGTAATGAGTGGTTTAGATACTTTGAGTTATCAAATGCAGAAGCAGTAACAAGTAGTGGTCAACTAGCAATTAAATGGGTCGAAAAGGCTGTTAACAAGTACTTAAATACCATTTTAAATACAGAGGATGATTATGTTGTTGCAATTGATACAGATTCAATTTATGTAAGATTTGATGAACTAATCAAGAGTGTTCAACCAAAAAACCCTATAGATTTTCTTGACCAAGTTGCAAAGGGTAAAATGCAAGATGTTATTAATAAGTGTTATCAAGAGCTTGCAGATTATACAAATGCATATCAAAACAAGATGGTCATGGGTCGTGAAGTAATTGCTGATAAAGCAATATGGACTGCAAAGAAAAGATACATTCTTAATGTACATGATAACGAAGGTGTAAGACTACATGAACCTAAACTTAAAATGATGGGTATTGAAACTGCAAAGTCATCAACACCAGCATGGGTTCGTGACAAACTAGAGGATGCATTAAAGGTTGTCATGAAAGGTGATGAGAAACTTGTACATGAATTTGTAGATAATGCAAGAAAAGAATTCAAGGGATTAGAACCAAATGATATTGCATTCCCTAGAAGAGTTAATGGTATTAATGAGTATGAAAATGCAGTAACCATATACAAAAAATCTACACCTATGCATGTCAGAGCATCTTTATTATACAATCATTATCTGGGTAAAAAAGATATAGGAATGAAATATGAAAGTATTTCAAGTGGAGAGCATATGAAGTTTTTATATTTAAAAATACCAAATCCAATCAAAGAGAATGTCATAGGATTTATCAATACTTTACCTAGAGAGTTTGAACTCCATCCTTACATAGATTATGATTTACAATTTGACAAATCATTCATTGAACCTCTAAAACTAATACTTGAAAAAATAGGATGGTCTACTGAACCAGTATCATCCCTAGAAGATTTTTTCAGTTGACAGAATAGAGATTGATAGTATAATAGTATAACAAGTCGAGGAATATATTATGGATTTATTAAAAGACCTTGCAAAAGCAAGTGGTAATGATTTAGCAGGAGTTGTATCAGATGGAATCGTAGCAGGTGATGTTGATGGTTATATCGATACAGGTTCTTATATTTTTAATGCATTAGTAAGTGGTGATATCAATCGTGGTATTCCATCTAATAAGATTACTGCACTAGCAGGTGAATCTGCAACAGGTAAAACATTCTTTGCATTAGGAATGGTACAAAAGTTTTTAGAGGACAACCCAGAAGGTAATGTTGTTTACTTTGAATCTGAGTCTGCATTGACTCAAGAAATGTTAGAAGAAAGAGGTGTCGATACAAATCGTATACTTCTAGTTCCAGTGACAACAATAGAAGAGTTTAGAACTCAAGCTGTAAACATTATCGATGGATTTGAAAAACAAAGAAAAGGTGACGAAAAACTTTTCTTCGTTCTTGATTCACTTGGTATGTTATCTACAATCAAAGAAACAGAAGATAT